GAGATCGATGATTATACAGATGAGATGAGAGCGATATCAACTAAAGTATCAGTTGAAACACTATTACATAAAGAGATTGATACTAGCAAACTAGCAGGCGTAACAATCACACCGAACGGTCAATTCTTCAGAACAGACAAGCTCGGCTTTCTTCCGAAGATGATGGATGAGATGTATGAAGACCGAAAGAAATTCAAAAATGAGATGTTGAAAGCACAGCAAGACTATGAGAATGAAAAAGACCCAAAGAAGAAAAACGAAATTAGTAAATTAGTTGCAAGATATAATAATCTACAGTTGGCAAAGAAAGTTTCACTGAACTCCGCATATGGTGCTATGGGTTCACAGTATTTTAGATTCTATGATTTACGTCAAGCACTTGCGGTAACTTCTGCTGGTCAGTTATCTATTCGTTGGATTGAAACTAAGCTAAACAATTATCTAAACAAGTTACTTAAAACTGAGAAAGATTATGTCATTGCTTCTGATACGGATTCGATTTACCTCAATCTTGGTCCACTTATTGATTCTGTGTTTAAAGAATCAAAAAGCCCTGAGAAAGTTATCTCCTTCATGGATAAAATCTGTGAAGACAAGATACAACCATATATCGATGAAAGCTATCAGGAACTTGCTGACTATGTTCACGCATATGCACAAAAAATGCAAATGAAACGTGAAGGTCTTTCAGATAAAGGTATCTGGACAGCCAAGAAGCGTTACATTCTGAATGTGTATAATAATGAAGGTGTACAATATGCAGAACCAAAACTCAAGGTTATGGGGCTTGAGATGGTTAAGTCTTCTACTCCAGGTATTGTTCGTGGTAAGATGAAAGAGTTGATTGGATTGATTGTTAATACTGATGAAGAGACTGTTCAAAAGTTTATTGCAGACTTCAGAGAACAGTTTAAAACATTGCCAGTAGAAGACATATCTTTTCCACGTGGATGCAATGGTCTAAAAGAATACTCAGACTCAGTAACGATATATAAAAAAGGAACACCTATTCATGTTAAGGGTGCCATTCTGTATAATCATTACCTGAAACAAAAGAATCTTGTAACCAAATATCCTCTGATACAAGAAGGTGAAAAACTCAAGTTCACTTATCTCAAATCACCAAATGCTTTTAAAGATATTGTAGTTTCTTTTCCAACACGACTACCAAAAGAGTTTGGTTTGCAAGATTATGTTGATTATGATATGCAGTTCAATAAAACTTTTCTTGAACCGATCAAACTGATATTGAATTGTGTTGGTTGGGAAACAGAGGGGCAATCTACATTGGAGAGTTTTTTCGGATGAAACACATACGTATAATTAAGACTGGTATTAATGTTAAGAAGATTCTAAAGCAATTAGAAGAACATGCTTCTGATTGGAACTATCAGAAAGAACTTCAACATGCTGTGGTACTTGACCCTAAAGTATACTTGAGTCAGAGTGGCGTACTTCAATTGGTCATCGGCACAATTGATAAGCCAGGTGATTATGTATTCAACTCTGAGGGATGTCAACCTGCTCCTGCATATTACCGACACACTGAAGCAGTTTCATTTATGAAACGACACTTCAAAGATTTTAAACGTGCTGGCTTTCTTTCGATACCTGTTGGTGGCGAAGTGGGTAAACATAGAGACTTTGGAACTTATTACCTGGATAAAGACCGATATCATCTATCAATTCAAGGAAGATACGAGTATACTGTAGGAGATGAAACAGCAATTATCGAACCAGGAACATTGTTTTGGTTTCAAAATAAACTTGAACATTCTGCAAAAAACATAGGTGACATTGTACGCATATCATTAGTATTCGATGTGCCACATTCTAAAAACAATCCATGATACATGCTATCTTGCCATTTCTGACTGCTATTGCTTTGTCTGCTATTGCTGCATACTATTCAGTCATTGGTCTTGCACAGATATTTCCTGGTTCATACTGGCCAATTATTATCATGGGTTCGGTACTTGAAGCTGCAAAATTGGTAACAGTGTCATGGTTGCATACTCATTGGAAAGATACTTTTTCAGTATTGAAGATATATTTTCTGATTGCTGTTATATTGCTTATGGGCATCACATCGATGGGCATCTTTGGTTATCTCTCAAAAGCACACATAGAACATTCATCAAGTATTGCACCATTGATTGAAAAGGAATTCATTTATGATGAGAAGATCAAAACGCTTAAAGAGACCATCGAGACTAATCGCAAAAATGTCTTACAGTTGGATGCGGCGGTTGACCAAGTCATGGCACGCTCGTCGGACGAAAGGGGTGCGGAAAAATCGAATCAAATCCGCAAAGCCCAACAGAAGGAGCGCCTACGAGCGTCTGATGAGATTACTAGGGCGCAGACCGAAATCCAGAAAATTACAGAAGAAAAGTCACCTATTTCGTTGGAAATTAGAAAGGCTGAGTCGGAATTGGGACCTATAAAATATGTAGCCGATGTAGTTTATGGTACACAAGATCGTGACTTGATTGATAAAGCAGTTAGATTAGTAATCTTTGTAATCATTGTTGTCTTTGATCCACTTGCAGTATTGTTACTGATTGCATCCAATCAAACATATCGTAGATTGAAGGGCGAACCACAAGAAGTTAAAAAGGTAGTAAAAAGAAAAAGGCTTGACAAGAATGATATGCCTAGTCTAGAATCATTCTTTGCAGATGATAAGCATCAAGTAATACCGAAAGATAAAATTGCTGATATGAATGGAGATATGAATGAGCGTTCTTGATAAGTTAAAAAAAGCATCGACAATTAAAGAGACTTCGATCCTTGCAAAGTCGCAGTTCTTTACAGATAAAGATATGATACAAACTGATGTGCCTATGGTAAACGTAGCACTGTCTGGTAATCTAGATGGTGGTCTGACACCAGGTCTAACTATGTTTGCTGGTCCATCTAAACACTTTAAAACTGCATTTGCTTTGTTGATGGCATCTGCTTACCTGAAGAAATATGAAGATGCTGTAATTTTGTTTTATGATTCTGAGTTTGGCACACCACAATCTTACTTTGATACATTTGACATTGATACCAATCGTGTTCTGCATACACCAATCACTGACGTTGAACAATTGAAACATGATATTATGGTGCAGTTACAACAGATCGAAAAAGGCAACAAAGTTATTATCGTGCTTGATTCTATTGGTAACCTAGCATCAAAGAAAGAAGTTGATGATGCAACAGAAGGTAAGACTGTAGCAGATATGAGTCGTGCGAAACAGATGAAATCATTGTTCCGTATGGTGACGCCACACTTGACTATCAAAGACATTCCAATGATTGTTGTGAATCACACATACAAAGAGATTGGTTTGTATCCTAAAGACATCGTTGGCGGTGGTACAGGTTCATACTACTCAGCAGATACAATTTGGATTCTTGGTCGCCAGCAAGAGAAGACCGGAACTGAAATCACAGGATACAACTTCATCATCAACGTTGAGAAATCACGATTTGTTCGTGAGAAGTCGAAGATACCTGTAGCAGTTTCATTTGATGGTGGTATTCAAAAGTATTCTGGTCTGATGGATATTGCGCTTGAAGGTAACTTTGTACAGAAACCATCCAATGGTTGGTATGCAAAAGTTGATCAAGAGACTGGTGAGATTGGTGACAAGAAAAGATTTGATGATACACAAACAGCAGAGTTTTGGAATGATATTCTTGCAAGTGAGAAGTTTAAAGAGTATGTAAGGAAACGATATGAAATCACGTATGGCAGCATTATGGGAAAAGATGACGTTTTGGAAGAAGAAACCAAAGATGCAGCTTGAATATAATGTAGATTATGAGTTAGTTCAAAATGAGGAAAACACCAGTGTGCATATTCTACAGGGTAAGTATGCTGGTGTAGTTTATCATTATGGCTATGCTCAGATAAAAGAAGAAGAAGATGTTGCTAGAGTACATTTTGATTATACTCTTGTCGAGTCTGGTGATTTTTCATTTGATGAATTAAGTGAAGATAAAGAACTGCACAAAATCATGGGTGACATTTTAACTGAAATTTTGTGGTCAAAAGTTGAAGAGAAAGAACTTCAATCCAAAACTGAAATAGAAGAAATTAAAGATTTTGATATTTAATGAAAAAGTATAAAACTTTAGTTCTGGTGTGTTCTAATGATGCACCAGAGTTATTGAAAGAACTAATTAAAAACATATTAGCTTTCAATGATGAGGTTGGTATTATTATAAACAGTGATGGTCCTGATGATGTATTTGGATTAGAAACCGATGATGTACATGTGATTGGAAGAAGAGTTAATTTCAATCACTTTGATACAATGATACCCTTACATATAGAAATAAAAGACTATATGCAAAAATACGGTATCAGTTCTGAGTATGTTCTTTTTCTCTCTACCAATCAGCTATTCATAAAAGATAATCTTTATGATTTTATGAAAGATTATTCTGCTGGTTTTTATGATAGAAAAATTACTGGTCATGTCGGACACATGAGTCATTCCTTGTTCAAGAGATATTTTAAAGATTTAACTTCAGATAGTTTTGTTTATCAATCAAATCACGATAGTATGTTTTTCAAGTATGATATCTTTATGAAAATGATAGATTACTTTGATGATTACCGTGACACACCAACCACCTTTCACAATGAAGAATTTCTTTATGTGGCTTACTTGATGAAGCATGTACCAAAAAAAGAACTGGTAAAGTTTAAGAAATATAGTTACTGGCAAAAGAATTGGGGAGCATATCCAACACCACCATCTATTAATGTAAAAGAACTTGAAAAAATTCTCAAAAAGAGTTATTATATAATAAAACGTGTCAATAGAAATCTTGACGATCCTGTTAGGGAATATATTAGAAAGATGAAATGAAAAGACTAGAGACAACAATCTTAAAGAATCTGATTTTTAATGAAGACTATGCCCGTAAAATCTTACCATTCATCAAGAACGAATACTTTCAAGACTCTACCGAAAAGATAGTATTCTCTGAAATCAATTCACATATACAGGAATACAAACATCTACCAACCTACGAATCTTTGGTAATTAATTTTACCGAATCTAAAAGTTTGACTGAGCAGCAAGTTCGTGATGCGATTGAAATGATTCGTGAGATTAATGCAGAGAAAGAAGAGCCAACTGATGTTGAATGGCTGACAAATCACACCGAAAAGTTTTGTCAAGATAAAGCAATCTATAATGCAATCATGAAGTCGGTGAAGATTCTTGATGACAAAGACAACCGAGATAGTAAAGGTGCTATACCACAGTTGTTGAGTGATGCTCTTGGTGTATCATTTGATTCATCTGTGGGTCATGATTATATTGCAGATTCAGATAATCGATATGACTTCTATCATAAGCATGAAACAAAGATTCCTTTTGACCTAGATATCTTCAACAAGATTACCAAAGGTGGTCTACCACAGAAAACTTTGAATATTGCACTGGCTGGTACTGGTGTTGGTAAGTCATTGTTCATGTGTCACGTTGCGGGTTCATGTTTATCTCAAGGTCAGAATGTATTGTATATCACGATGGAAATGGCTGAAGAACGAATCGCTGAACGTATTGATGCGAATTTGTTGAACATGGATATTGCAGATTTGAATTCTATCAGTAAGCAAGACTACGACCGAAAGTTCTCTGCGTTGAAAGTTAAAACGCAAGGTAAGTTAATCATCAAAGAATATCCAACGGCTGCCGCATCAGCGTTGCATTTTCGTGCTTTGTTAAATGAATTGCAACTAAAGAAGAGTTTTCAACCTGATATCATTTTTATTGACTATCTTAACATTTGTGCAAGTGCTAGGATCAAAGCCGGCTCTAACGTCAACAGCTACTCCTATATTAAAGCAATTGCAGAGGAATTGAGGGGTCTAGCGGTCGAGTTCTCAGTGCCGATTGTATCTGCTACTCAGACCACCCGAAGCGGCTTCTCCAGCTCCGATCCAGGTCTTGAAGATACGTCAGAATCCTTTGGTCTACCTGCGACCGCTGATTTTATGTTTGCTTTGATAAGTACCGAAGAGTTGCAACAATTGAATCAAATCATGGTCAAACAGTTAAAGAATAGATATAATGATCCGAATACATTCAAACGGTTCATGGTAGGTATTGACAGAGCCAAAATGAAACTGTATGATGTAGAACAGTCTGCACAAGAAGATTTGGTTGATGCTGGTCAAGTAGATGACAAGCCATTGAATTCTTTCGGTGACCGTGAGAGACTCAGTGGTATGAAAAATAAGTTTGGGGGATTTAAAGTATGAGTTATGTGAGAACGTATGACAATGTTCTTCCTAAGATGTTTTGTGATAACACGATTAAGAAGTTTGAAAAGCACACTGCACAACAGAAAGAAACTTATCTGGAAGGGCATCGTTCATTCACGGAAATTAATTTGAACGACAACATCGTTATCTGGAAGAAAGAGATTGATTTTCTTATTGATACGATGCAAACTTGCTTGAAACAATATAAAGAAGATGTTGGTATTGATCCTATGTCGTGGCCACAGAAGCATGGCTATGAACAGTTGCGTATGAAGCGGTATCTGCCGAACGACAAAGACGAGTTTAAGTTTCATGTCGATGTACAAGACTATGCTTCAGCACGTAGATTCTTGGTCTATTTCTGGTATCTGAATGATGTAGAAGAGGGTGGTGAGACAGCGTTTCAGTTGAATCAAAGTCAACCAGTCAAGTTGAAAGTGCAGCCACAAGCAGGTAAATTACTGATGTTTCCGCCGCTTTGGACGCATCCACATGTTGCATTCAAACCAGTCGGCAGTCCGAAGTATATTATCGGAGGTTACCTACACTATGTTTGAAGTATAAATATAGTATTAGAATAAAGGAAATACTATGTCTGTAGGAGCAGGTGGTGTAGAGTATGAGAATAAAGTTCTCAGGACAATAAAACCACAGATACCAAAAATTAAAGGTTTAAAATTAAAAGAAGGCAGTTCTACAGCAGCATATGCTGCTACTGAACCCGATTTAGTTCTTTTATTGAATGGTATACAGATAAACATAGAAATCAAACAAGATAGTAAAGCACAAATGGGTGGTGGTTCATATAATTACGATATGAAAACTAAAAAATTCAAACTGTCAGCAAAGACAGTAATTGATCCAGCAATTGATATAAAATTGCAAGAAACGTTAGAAACAAAAACAAAAGACCTGAATAAACTTTTAAATTATGTAAAACAGAATGATGCAAAGTTGTTGTCAGAAAACGTAAAAGGATTACCTTTAACTGCTGCAAAAAATATGTGGGAAGAATTAACATCGGAAAAGTTTTTAGTTCCTTTAAATGCTAAGGAAACGGTACCATATTCATTTTTACATGATCACTATGCCAAAAAAAATTGTTATTATATTCAAATTGGCGGTTCTGGTTTATTTTATTTGAAATCTAACCCTCTTAATCTTCCTATACCGCAATTAAAAATTCCAATGGCTATTGAGTTGCGTTTGGGAAGAGCAGGTTCTAAATTAAATAAAACTTTAGGAATAGATGTTGCAAGTGGTAATATGAGAGCGCAAGGAAGATTGGACAGCAAAACTAAGATGACATCGCCGTATTCTTTAGATAAAGCCGGCGATTTTTTAAAATTGTTTGGTAATATTTCAAATAACGATTTAAAGAAATTAAAATGAAATTCTCAGAATTCATAACAGAAGCAAAAGAAGGAAAGAACGTTCACCTAGAGCATCTTGAAGATAATGTATTGAACAATGGTGTGTCTGGTGCAAGAGAAGCAATTAACTTCCTGCGCTCACTCCGCAATATGTTAGCAGGTCATTCCGATGTCAAGGTGAATGTTACTACTAAATGGGATGGTTCTCCTGCTATCTTTGCAGGTATCAATCCAGAGAACGGTAAGTTCTTTGTTGGCACGAAATCTGTATTCAACAAGAATGCTAAACTGAACTATACAGATGCAGACATTGATGAGAATCATCCATCAGAAGGTCTGAATGATAAATTAAAGATTGCACTTGCCTATCTGCCTAAGTTAGGCATCAAAGGTATTCTGCAAGGTGATATGATGTTTACCAAAGATGATTTGAAACATGAAACGATTGATGGTGAAGAATATATCACGTTTCAACCAAACACAATTGTGTATGCAGTACCAGCAAATACTAAACTTGCAAAGATGATGATGGCTGCACAACTTGGTGTTGTGTTTCACACATCGTATGTAGGTAAAGATATTGAGAACATGAAAGCATCGTTTAATATTGATATCGGTCATCTAACGACAACAAAAGATGTTTGGTTTCGTGATGCTTCATTCACTGATGCATCTGGCTCGGCAACATTCACAGAAAAAGAAACTGCCGATATCACATCTATACTTTCACAAGCAGGAAGATTGTTCACTACAATACCTGCATTGACAATGAATAAGATATCATCATCCGAAACATACTTAACACAAATCAAAACGTATAACAATACTAAAGTGCGTGAGGGTCAAGAGATTCGTGATACCAGAGCGCATGTCAATGGGTTGATGAAGTATGTAGAAGATAAGTTAAATAAAGAAATAATAGCAGCAAAGAAAGCAGACACAAAAGAGAAACGCATCAAAGAAAAAACTGAAGTCATGCGATTCTATCGTACCAATGCTGCACAGTTGAAACAGATATTTGATTTGATGAATATGATTATTGAAGCAAAGTTGATGATTATACGTAAGTTGGAAACTATTCGTTCAATCGGTACATTTGTTCGTACAGATGATGGATTTAGAATCACTGCTCCAGAGGGCTTTGTTGCAGTGGATAAATTAAAAGGTAATGCATTGAAATTAGTTGATCGTTTAGAGTTCAGTCATCAAAACTTTAACGCAGCTAAGAATTGGTCTAAGTAATAATTTAATGGAGAGTTATCATGGAAATACAATCGGGACCCGTAACATATAATTTTGTAGGTGAGGGTATACCTAGCGGACCAGCTAAGATATCACCGCCAATTAATCAAGCCGCACCTTGGCGTGTGAGTGGTATGAAAAAAGTAATTGAAGAGTTTGACCGCCCAATTAATGCATTAGAAATCGGTGCTTGGTATGGTGAAGGATCAACACGTATTTGGTTAGAAGCATTGCACGAAAAATCAAGTATCACATTGATTGATTCTTGGAAACCGTATTCAACACCAAGAGATTATCAAGATTCAATGTTTGACTATAAAAAGATGGATGATATGACACATGATGCTTATATCAATACCATTGACGTTGTTAGAGAATACGAAGCAAAGAAAGATTTAGACATTACTATCATTCGGGGTAGTTCAAAAACTTACCTTAAAAACTTTGCTGATAATACATTTGATTTTATATACATTGATGGTGACCATCATTATGATTCAGTCAAAGCTGACCTTGTAAACGCTAAACGAATGGTCAACCAGAAACTTGGTGTTATTTGTGGTGATGATTACGAAAATGAACCTACACCAGAAATGATTGAACTTGCAAGAAAGAATACCGATATTGATTTTCTTAAAGAACCAGGTGTAAATCATTTTCATCCAGGTCCATTACTTGCAATCTATGAAGAACTTAATGGTGATGTAAATCGTGATGATGGTTTTTGGTGGGTATACATCAAAGACGGTAAATTTACAAAAGACAAACCAGAGGGTTTTAAATAAATGGAATATGACATAACCAAAATTATGGCAGAATATGGTGATGACGATTTTGGATTCACCGCAGTCGATGAAGCAGAATATGATGCAGTCATTGCTGAAAAAGATGAAACTGTGGAAGAATATAAGGCAAGATTAACACAGATAGAAAAGATCATCATGCCTTTTCTAAGTAATTTACTCAAATCAAAAGAACAGCCTTATATTCATTGGCCTAATCGTGGACCAATACTTGAAAAACAGATTCAAAAAATTCTAAAATTAACGAGGGGGTAATGGTTACCATCACACCAGCAGCAGCAAAGAAAATCAAAAGCATTATTGATGCTGAGGATTCTTCATTAAAGTTGCGTGTATTCGTAGAGGGTGGTGGTTGCACAGGATTCAAGTATGGATTCTCTGTAGAAGAACTACCACCCGCAGACGATGACTTCACTTTTGAAAAAGATGGTGTGGGAGTTGTTATAGATAGTGTTAGTATGCAGTATATGACTGAAGCAGAAATAGATTATACCGAAAGCATGATGGGTTCTAATTTTACTATTCGTAATCCTAACATCACTGCAACCTGTGGTTGTGGTTCATCTTTTGCCGTATGAAAACATTTAAAGAACATATAAACGAAGCCAGTATCTATGATAAGGATGTGATAACTCTAGGTAAATTAGAAAAGACCGGAAAGATTGTCCGAATACTGAAAAAGGCACATACCGTTGCTTTCAGTAAAGACAAAGATTGGTTAATGATTGATACTGATTTTGCTAGGGGTAAGAAAAGTAATAGTCAAAAATGGATTCCTGCATCAACAAAATTTAGTTGGGTAAAAGAATTTAATAATAAAGAGGATATGGCGTATTTGACAAATAAGCCAATTCATGAAAAACAAGAGTTTGTTTCGAAAGCAGGTGCTGGTGAGTGGGGTAGACCAGAACTCAGAGACAAATATATAAAAGATACTCCTGGTCAAAGTAAGAAACTATATAAGAAATACACTAATTAATTTTTACGTGAGGATATTATGAAGGATTTGATTGTTGGCTGCGCCACAAATTATGATTGGTCTAAATTAAAATATTGGGTCAACTCTATCAACGAATCAGGTTTTACAGGTGATAAAGTTCTGGTTCTCATGAACTGTGATAAAGAAACTGTTGGTAAAATAACTGACGCAGGTTTCTCAATCATAGGTTTCAATCAAGACAAAGACGGCAACTTAACCTATCAATCAAACTTGATGGTTCACGTTGAACGTTTCATTCACATCTATAAAATATTGGCTAAGAATGATTATCGGTTTGTAATTACTACAGACGTTAAGGATGTTATTTTTCAAAAGAATCCATCAGAATGGTTGGAAAAGAATTTACCTGATTCTGAAGATTTGTTATTCTCTTCCGAAAGCATTAGATATAAAGATGAGCCATGGGGTCGTCAGAATTTGACAGAATGTTTTGGTGAAGGTATCTACGATGACTTTAAGAACAACACAATCTTTAACGTTGGTGTGATTGG